AGCGAAATCGCCGCCCACCTCACCCTCCCAGAAAACATCACACACACCGCCTGGCCGCCAGTCCAACGCCGCCTCCAAGAAATGCAATACCCCCTCGACATTTGGCAACAAGACTGGCTCAAAGCAATCCTCGCAAAACGAAACGACGGCCACTACGCCGCCAGCATCGACGGAATCCAAGCCAGCATCCCTCGCCAGGTCGGCAAAACATACACAATCGGCGGCCTCACATTCGCACTCGCCACACTCCACCCAAACTACTTCGTCCTCTGGACCGCACACAGAACACGCACCGCAGACGAAACATTCAACGACATGAAAGGCATGGCACAAATCCCCGAAATCGCCCCATACGTGCACAAAATACGACAAGCAAACGGGCAACAAGCCATCCTCTTCACCAACGGATCACGAATCCTCTTCGGAGCCCGCGAAGGCGGATTCGGACGAGGATTCCACGGCGTAGACATGATCCTCTTCGACGAAGCCCAAATTCTCGGCGCCGCCGCACTAGACGACATGATCCCCGCCACAAACACCGCCCCGGATCCGCTCATCATCAAAATCGGAACACCACCAAAACCAAAAGACCCATCCGAAGCATTCAGCGAATTCCGCAACCTCGCCCTACAAGGCGAAATAAAAGACGGCCTCTACTTGGAGTTGGCCGCCGACTACGACGCCAACAGCGACGACAGGAAACAATGGGAAAAAGCCAACCCATCATACCCGCGCCGCACACCCGAATCCGCCATTCTAAGAATGCGCAGACAGCTCGGAGAAGAATCATTCCGACGCGAAGGCCTCGGAATCTGGGACCGCGCCAACGACAGACTCGCAATCGACCCCGTCGCCTGGAATACCGCCACAATACGACCAGAAAACACGCCCAGTGGCATGCGATGGTGCGCCGCAATCAGATTCGCCCCCGACGGGTCAACCTGCGCCCTAGCCCGAGCAGGACACAAACAGAATACGCCCACACACGTCGAACTATGCACCCACCAAGGCGTACGCCGCATGAGCGAAGGCACACAATGGATAATCGACTACATTGCGGACACAAAAGACAGGTGGGCGCAAATCATCGTAGACGGAAAATACGGTGCCGGAGACACAATCGAAAGACTCCGCGCCATCGGAGTACGCCCCCAAGTCATCATCACACCCACAATCACGCAAATCATAGACGCCTACAGCATGCTAGACGCCTCACTACGCGAAAACACAATCACACACCTAGACGACATGCAACTACGGACCGAGGCCGCATCGGCGACGCCACGCCCAATCGGAACGTCCGGAGGATGGGCACTACAGGCGCCCCCCGGCGCCACCGTAGCCGGCCTAGAAGCATGCACGCTCGCAATGTGGGCCGCGCGCACAACAAAAAGACGCCCCCGTTACAAGCCTTATGATAAAATCGAAAACGCCAATAGTAATAATGATCGTGGCGGCGGAGTACTGTTCCTATGACTGAAATTTATCCTGACGACGGACGACTCGTTAATGCTACTCCGGCACCCACACGCATTTCCGGACTCCCCGACGACGACAAGGTAACATTCCTGCAACTGTGGCAGAAATGGCAGCAACACTCGAACAAAAACAAACTGCTCTCCGTCTACTACGACGGCCACCGCGCTTTCCAGGATTTGGGTATCAGTATTCCGCCGCAAATGACGCGCACCAAAGCCGCGTTGGGATGGCCTCAGAAAGTCGTCACCATGCTCGCCAGGAGGCACGTATTCGAAGGCTACTCCCTGAACGGGGCACCCGACGCCTTCGAAGCAAACGAAATACTGTCCGCCAACAACTATGATCTTGATCTCGCCCAGGCAATAACATCCGCCTACAAGCATTCTTTCTCGCTACTAACAGTGACGCGCGGAGACGAAACCGTCGGTGAACCGCCTGTCGTCGTGCAGGCCCGCGACGCAGAATGGTCCGCCGCACTATGGGACACTAGGCGCCGCATAATCGAAGCCGCCCTCACAATCGATCAGACCGACAAGTACGGGCAGCCGGCCGGCGCCATCATGCACACCCCCACCGCCATTTGGCGAATCGACGCCAAAGAGAACGGCGGCGGATGGAAGGCCGAAAAGCTCGGAGACACACCCAACCGCATTTTCGTTGAAGCACTCTGCTACGACCCGCAGCTGAACCGCCCTTTGGGACACTCACGAATCACCCGTGAAGTAAGATACCTCACGGACGCAGCAGTGAGGACAATGGTCCGCGCAGAAACCTCCGCCGAGTTCTTCTCCTCCCCGCAGCGGTACGTGCTTGGCGCAGAAAGAGCGGATTTCGCCGGCCAAGACAGGTGGTCCGCAATCATGGCCCGTGTCCAAGTATTGGAGCCGAACGAGAACGGGGACATCCCGTCGGTTGGGCAATTCTCACAAATGACCATGAGCCCACACCTGGAAATGTACCGTCAACTGGCGCAGAATTTGTGCGCGGCCACAAACCTCCCCCAGTCCGCCATTGGAGTATTCGCGGAGAACCCCGCCTCGGCTGAGGCGATGCAGGCGGCCGAGGCGGCGCTCGCGGACGAAGCCGAGTATCAGTGGCGCATTTTCACCGCACCGCTGCGGCGCACTCTACAGAACATCATTATGGTCAGAGACAAACTCGACGAGCCGCCACAGGAGTCGTGGAAAACCTCAGTGAAGTGGACCCCCGCCCGCTATTCCTCGCCGTCGTCTGCCGCTGACTTCGCAGTCAAAATGGTTAGCGCTTTCCCGTCGTTGCAGGAGTCGCAGACTCTCATGCGGCGTGCCGGGCTCACCGAGGACGATCTCGCAGATATCAACGCCGAGAATCGTAAAAAGAATGCTGTTTCGTTGCTTGATCGTGCTCTCGCCGCCACGAACAACGGGAACACTGTGGACGAGAACGGCGAGAACACCGACAATGGTGACGCGGCCAACAATAATGGCGACAATGCCGACAACGCCGGCGACGGCAACGACGGTAACGGTAACGGTAGCGGCAATAACCTAAACCTTAATAACGCACCCAATACAAAGAACCGGGTTAAGCGCAATATCAAACTGCCAGGCGGCACCAAAACACCAATAAACTAGTACCATTATGTTGTCAACCGCAGAAATCGGGGCGTACGGGCGAGCGGTAGACTCGCTCGTCACGCTCGCCCAAAACGATTTACACACACTATGGTCCCGTGTTGCCAGGCAACGCCCTGAGCAAGCCCGCGATCTTCTGCTCGAAATCATGCCTGCCCTCGTAAACCAATACGGCAGTGCAGCCGCCGCAATCGCCGACGAATGGTACCGCGACATGCGCCTAGACCAGAACATTCCAGGCGACGCCCCCACAGTACAAACACCACTCACACCACAAGGCGAAATCGACGACAGTGTCAGATTCAGTGCAGGCGCACTATACGCCGGAACCCCAGATATTGCCCTATCCTATTTGACCGGGGCGCTCATCCGATACGTCAGCGACGGCGCCCGCTCACAAATCGCAGACATGACATGGGCCGACCCAGAAGCAATGGGATGGGAAAGACGAACACGCAACCCACAAGCCTGCAATTTCTGCGTCATGCTCACAATGAACGAATGCTACTACCGGTCACAGGGGACTGCGTCATTCGGGGCGCACGACAATTGTAAATGTGTCGCGGTCCCCGCATGGGACCCAACCTCCCGAGAAGTGCCGGCAAAAGCATACACGCTCGCAGCCAGACACAAAACCGAAAAAGGCCGCAAACGCCACCGTGAACTCGTCTCATCATGGATAGACACGCACCAAGAGGAGCTCGCAGAATGGCGCACTCGGCCGATCGAATGATTGTGCTACAATGCATAAACAAAGGCCACAAGAGACGGCTGCAAAGCCCAGAATGGTTGCCTGAAACATTACAATAACCGCACGGTCAAAATATAGGAAACGCCCAATGAGCGAAAACGCCACAAGCGACACGCCAGCTGACAACAGTGCCACTAACAACGACAATGCCCCCAAGAATGAGGACAATGCCGCTAGTAAGACTGAAATCGACTGGAAGAGCGAGTCCCGGAAGTGGGAGAACCGCGCCAAAGAGAACAGGCGCGCCGCCAACGAACGAGACGAACTCGCCAAGGCCATCGGCGACAAAGACGCTACAATCGAAGCCCTGAAAGCCAAGGTGGCAGACTTCGAAACCGCCGCCAAAGTCCGTGAATGGTCCGTCAACGCGGCCGCAGAACACGGTATCAGCGCCGATTTGATCCGAGGAACTACCGAGGATGAAATCAACGCTCATGCTGCCGCAATCGCCAAGGCGCTGCACGACGCTAAGCCGTCCGTTGCCCCCGTGGTACCTCAGGCCGGAGCCACGCCCGACAATGACGGCGGGAATCTTGCGGAGTTTGCTCGGAACGTTTTCGCCGGCGACTGAAATAACCCCAGCCGCTATTCTAAAAAGTAAAACACTAGAAAGAAACGGAAACAACCATAATGGCCGTGTTTGATTCAGGCAAGGCAAAGGTCCTCATGCCTCGGCAGATCGCCGACGGGATCATTACTCGCACCCAGACCCTCTCCACCGTCGCCAAGCTCAAC